GTTGGCTAACCGTCGAAGCGAGGATAACGACACAAGATTTTGCGCCGAATTGCGCGCGGCAGGGACAAAATGTACTCACTACCATGCGTCTCACGCGTGACTGTCTGGGTGGCACTTTGCCAGGTGTTGATTTCATCCACAGACACCACGTCTTCGATGGACATCGAGACAAGCTTCGCTACTGTTGCAACATCGGTTGTGCAAGCGTTCATGGCACGGTCGACAGTGTGTTCCAGTTCTACGAGTGGTTCCTTGCGGTACCTCGTTCGGCCTGCTTCCACGTCTCCCATCTCAATAAACAGCTTGTTGTCGTTGTAACGGTCAAGGGTGGCAACCGACTCTTTGGCAAGAGTTGACTGCCAACTACAACCTAGACTGTGCATGAGCTGACTCATCACCGGTATTGTCCTGGCAAACATCATGCTCAACGAGAAGAAGCGTGAAGTCATCGCCAAAGGTTGGTCCAGAGCGGTACTAGTGTATGCGCCACACTTCAAAAGTGCACGCATTACGTCCGGGATCCAGTCTTTGCTGAGTACTCCATCTTCTACTGCACAATGCAGCCCAACGCACTCTAAACGGCCATTCTCCACAAACTTGATCTTGACTTCATAACCTTGCTCGTTGAAATTCTTGGTTATAATGTCTTTCTTGGCCATGAGTATTGCGTTGACTAGCCCCCCCACGTCATCGCCTTCCACCTTAATGTAAATGCATATTTTACTTGATAGACCCAGCTCTGGAGCTGGGACGAACAAATATTTGTGCATCCCCATTTCTAACAGCGTCGGGCGTTCTGGATCTTTCCCATCGATCTGATCCCAGATGTGCTGCGGGTTGGCGGTGAACGCTGACAGAGTGGCTGCCAGCTCGTTCACAAAATTTACGGCACTGGTCAATCTCCAGCCAGAAGCCATAAACCACGCTTTAAACGGGATGACGAACGGCTTGGCGTTCTTGTCCTTGGGCACGACCTTAAACTTCATCCCCAGCTTGTCGACGCTCATGCGCTCCATAAACGCAAAAGACATCGTATCCCGGGTATAAGTGGCCGCGATCTTAGCGATGTAGTTCAAGATGGTCAGTATGTCGTTCATGACTCCTGACTCTTTCTCGAATCGCTCATGGACTTCCATCCCCGTTTGGTCAATCTCAACCGCACAAGCTTTCCGGTCCTTGAACTTGGCATTGGCGCGCTCCGAAAAGTCACGCATAACCTTGTCCTTGGCGGCGCCTTTGATCGAGATGTCCGTGGCTATCTGATGGAACAACACGTCCTCGAAAACCCAGCCGACCACCGCGTTAATCGTCAGGAGAACGAACCCCTCATCGATCACACCGCGCGATGGTTTGCCATCTTTCATCAATGCTTCGAGTTTGACATTAAGTTGTCGCTTCATGTCGCGAACCTCTTCACGTGAAAGTGAAAAGATGTCTTTGAGAAGAAGCTCCTGCTCCTCCTCGTTCAACTTTTCTGTCATGAGCACAGCAATGTCTGGCATACGCTCAAGCGACGCCCTGATATTGCGTTCCGTGAACACGTTGGACTTCAGACTGGCATAAAAGGAACGACT